AGTATGGCTGATCCACTCCCAATCTAATAATGTGACACCGCTATTTCCTAGTCCTGATCACTACCTCCACAACCTAATAACGATGACAAGCTCTGAAGCAAAAAGGCTACACCGTCGTGCAATTAAAGAATACTTTAACTGTCAATGTGTTTATTGCGGAGAAACTTATGAATTACATGAACTTACACTTGATCACGTTCGCCCTAAGTGTCTTGGTGGCGAAGACCTTACTTCAAATTTGGTACCCAGCTGTAGGAAATGCAATCAGGCTAAAGGAAGTAGTAATTGGCTACAATGGATGAGGGACACATTTGGTCCTACTAATAGGGAAACATTAATTCTATCACACATTCGTTAATCATGGACAAAAAGAAGACACTTAAGCAGATGCGTGAGGAGATCAAACAAATGATCGAAGCATCTCAAAAACGCCAAGGTCGTGATACTAAATCAGAGATGGGCTCTAAGGCTATGAAAGCTAAGGACACATCTAAGAACTTTCAAGATGGTGGTTATAAGGCAAAGACAAAGGTAGATGGGTCTAAGTACCAAGGTGCTCCTATCTTGAAAGCTAACCTTCAAGAATACAAAGAAGCTCAATCACCTAAGGAAAAAGCTAAACCTCGTCAACGTCGTGGTGCAGGTCGTGAGGACATGATGAGTAATCAACGTCAACGCGAGATCATGGAACGTGAGGAGCGTAAGCGTAAGAATAACATGGACAAAGGCGGGTCCAATGTAGTTGGGAGCTAAGTAACCCCAATGGATAAGGAGTTATTTCAGCTACTGGCTGAAACTGCAGTTAAACTGCAAAGCGAAAGCGAGCCTCTTATTAAATCTAAACAACTATCTAAATCACCTACTGTTAGAGCTTATGCTAACGTTGTGAATCAAGGTGATGATCTATTTGCTGATATTTTATACAAATACCTGGATGGTAATGTAGAAGTTGATGAAGTTGTTCGGAAACTTAATAATCGTGAAGGTGCACTTATTAAGGCTGGTAATTATTATCAGAAGTTAGAGGGCCATCATCCTATCTATCAAAAACTATTAGCAAATAGACTCTTTAAGGCTGATCCTAAAAAGGCGCTTGAAGTAATTAAAATTATTAGAGATCAGTTGCCTAATAACTTATCTCCTGGCACTGATCCTGATAAATTAATTTATACTACTAGACCCTTGCATGGTATCATTGGCCATGGCGGAAACTTTAAATCAAACACATCTGGTGAAGTTAACGTTGAACTAACTCCAAAAGAAATAGTTGATCAATTATATCCAGACCTTACAGACGCTGTTTACAGGGCTGGTTATTTAGAGGCTAATCCAGCTCAGCGTTTGATGGTTAATAAAGCTGGTGAAGCTTTGGGCATGACTGATCCAGATAAACAATCACTTAAAGTCAGGCAATCTTTAGCTAAACAGTCTAAGCAGTTTCCTACCCTGCCAACAGAACTAGAAGGTGTGTCGGAAGCTACTGCTAGAGTAGTACCACCTGATCCTGGTAATGTTGGTAGATTGGGTCTTACAGAACTTCCTGATGTTTACGAACTGGGAAAGGCAAGAGGAGCATTAAACATCGGTGGCTATCTACCAATACCTGTACCATCTATGAAAGATCTAAAGCAAAACGCTTTAGGTATGGGAATTGGTGCTGCTACTGAAGCCATCACACCTGAATCTGCTTATGCTGCAGGTAAAGGTGATTGGAGAACTGCTGCCACAAAGGCTGCTCAATCTATTGGAACAGGAGCCATTGTAGGTGGTGCTATTCAAGCCGGTCTTACTAACTTAATGCCAAAAGTAGCCGCAGGCCTTGCTAGTGGTCCAGTTATGCCTCTTGTGGCTGGTGTTGGCACTGCATTGACTTTGCAAGACGCTGCTCAAGCATATAGAGCTGGACAAAGTGGTCGTTCTATTCCTCTTCAAAAGAAAGTAGAACAGTCACAACAGGATAAACGTCGTCAACAAGATGTAGCGCAATTCCGTGCTGCAATGCCAGGAGTTGCTAGTAAAAATCGTATGCAAGCAGATTTGTCTGGTAGATTGTCGCCACAACAGATTGAATCGTTTAGAGCTGGTGGTGGTAATGCAGCTATGATGCGTGACGGTTTATCGGTACAGCAAGTGATTGAACGTGGTTCGTCGTTGCGTCTTAAAAAGATTGTTAACAATACTATCCGCAATGAGGTGTAATGGCAGAATCTAAAAAGAAAAAAAAGGAAGAGACAAACCCTCTACTTGAACTAATCCGTAAGATTAAAATTGCTTATGCTATTGGCAAGGATCCAGTAGCTAGCGCTATGGTTAGTCGTGCATTTACACCATCCAAGAACGCAGCATTAAATTACGGTAAGATACTAGGTGCTTCATACGATCCAAAGATGCGTATTAGGCCTAAAGATCCACAACAACAATTGCGTGCTAGTAACATGCGAATTGGTGAAATAGAACGTCTAACTAATCTATTTGGCGGAGTCCGTACTAAGCTCGCTGATTAATCCCCCACCATCGGTGCCTAGAAGCCTCTACAAGGGGCCTCTAGGTGCTTTCCTATACATCCTATCACATGGACACTTTAACCGCCCTTAAAGACGATTTTAAGCTCTTCCTTCAAGCACTATGGGGACAGCTAGACTTACCATCCCCTACACGTGCTCAATACGCCATTGCTGATTACCTGCAACACGGTCCTAAACGACTGCAGATCCAAGCCTTCCGAGGAGTCGGTAAGAGCTGGATTACTGGAGCGTTTGTGTTGTGGACATTGTTCAACAACCCTGAAAAGAAGATCATGATCATCTCCGCTTCAAAGGAGCGTGCAGATAACATGTCCATCTTCCTTCAAAAGCTGATCATTGAAACCCCGTGGCTAAGTCATCTAAGACCGAAGTCGGATGATGCCCGGTGGTCTCGGATCTCCTTTGACGTTAACTGCTCTCCTCACCAAGCACCGTCCGTTAAGTCAGTCGGTATTACGGGTCAGCTCACAGGTTCTCGTGCAGACCTGATGATTCTTGATGACATCGAAGTGCCTGGTAACAGTATGACTGAGATGATGCGTGAGAAGCTATTGCAACTCTGTACTGAGGCTGAGTCTATCCTTACACCAAAAAAGGATAGTCGTATTATGTACCTAGGCACACCTCAGACTACCTTCACTATTTACCGTAAACTAGCTGAACGTAACTACCGCCCCTTTGTTTGGCCAGCTCGGTATCCACGTAAGGATAAACTATCTCAGTACGAAGGTTTACTATCCCCACAGATTGTAGAAGACATTGAGATGGGTGTCGAGGAGTGGGCTCCAACAGACCCTGATCGCTTTACTAGTGATGACCTAGTAGAACGTGAAGCTGCTATGGGTCGTAGTAACTTCATGCTGCAGTTTCAGCTAGACACAACACTTAGTGACGCAGAGAAGTTCCCACTTAAATTTAGTGATCTTGTCATTACCTCTGTTAACCCGACTCAAGCGCCGGATGCTGTGGTGTGGTGTTCTGATCCGCGTAATGTCCTCAAAGATCTCCCCACCGTAGGACTACCTGGAGATTACTTCTATTCACCCATGCAACTTCAGGGTGACTGGAGTGACTACACCGAGACCATCTGCTCCGTAGACCCAAGTGGTAGGGGAAGTGATGAAACAGCAGCAACATACATAAGTCAAAAGAATGGGTTTCTCTACGTTCACGAAGTACGAGCTTATCGCGACGGTTATAGCGACAATACACTTCTTGACATCTTGCGTGGGTGTAAGCGGTACAATGTTACTAAACTACTCATCGAAACAAACTTCGGAGATGGTATCGTCGCAGAACTGTTTAAGAAGCACCTCCAACAAACTAAACAAGCAATAGACGTAGAGGAAGTACGTGCTAATGTACGTAAAGAAGATCGTATTATTGATGCTCTAGAGCCTATCATGAATCAACATAAACTTATCGTTGATCGTGGGGTGGTGGAGTGGGACTACTCTTCCAATAAAGACGCACCACCTGAGGAACGTTTACTGTATATGCTCTTCTACCAAATGAGTAGGATGTGTCGTGAGAAGGGGGCAGTTAAACACGACGACAGATTAGACTCATTAGCACAAGGTGTTAAATACTTTACAGATGCTATGGGCATTAGTGCTTATGAAGCTGTTAAGATGCGTAAACAGGAAGAGTGGCAAGACGTATTAGACACATTCCTAGATGACCCTCAAGCTGCTACAAATCACTTAGTCTTTGGGATGAATTTAGATCAAAGACGAAAGGCTAGAGGTAAGACAAAAAGCTCAGTCCCTACCTGGGTCTAGTGGCTGCTAAGCCGCAACCTAGGTAGATCCCACCCGATTAAGGGGAAGTGGAGGGTGGACCACTTTCTCCGAGGGTAAGGAATAGACATGCCTCTATCGAGACACATCTATTCCTTCCTTTATCTCTGTTCACCAGCTACTATTACTCTCTAGACAGTTAACCTTGGGGAAGTTAACATAAGTCTTTCTAGAGGGGGTTATATCTTCTTTACTGTAAAACACGCCGTAGGCGGTTATTACCGTAAGTACTGTATAACACAAAAGACACAAACTTCCACTAACCTACACTATTTACGGTTAATACTGTGAGTACTGTGAGGGATTAGGAGCGCAGCTCCTCCCACTACCGTCACTACTGTTATTAACTCTCCAATTACCACCACTAATGCATACTACCACCTTAGTACACATCACACCTAACGCAGAAGAACTTATTAGTTATATGGCACGTGTTAGCAATCCAGCTAACCAGTCAAACACTGAGACCAGTGCTAAACTAATTAAGTATCTTATTGACCATCAGCACTGGTCACCATTTGAGATGGTTAATATGTGTGTTTCTATTGAGACTACTAGGAGTATAGCAGCACAGATCCTAAGGCATAGGAGCTTTTCCTTCCAGGAGTTCAGTCAACGGTATGCACCTGTTACTGCAACAGCTACGACACCATTACTACGTAGACAAGATACTAAGAACCGTCAGAATAGTATTGATGACCTAGAAGGTTACCTAAAACTAACACTAGAAGGTGAGATACAAGAACACTTCTCTAAAGCTAATCAACTCTATAATCGACTACTTGCACAAGGGGTAGCTAAAGAATGCGCCCGTGAAGTACTACCACTAGCTACACCAACTAAGTTGTACATGAACGGTACTATTAGGTCTTGGATTCATTACTGTCAACTACGGTGTGGTAATGGGACACAGCTGGAACATAGGATGATCGCAGAGGGGGCCTATAAGCTCCTAGAGGAGCACTTGCCTAATGTTTGTGCTGCCTTAGCCGTTTAACTGCGTTGAGGGGCGTTCTAGGGCATTCTAGGGGGTCCCTTTAATTTTTGACATAAATTTAACAAGCCTTATATCGCCAGTGGGTCTCGTATTTCCCCCCAGTGCCCCCCTCTTGCGATCAAGGACTCTCACGGTATATCAATAGACAACACTGTATGTAGTGTACTGCTAGCCAGTTGTATACTAATTAGTAGCGGTGCAGTACTGGGTACAACTGGTTAGTAATAGGTAGGGAGTAGGCATAACGCTATATGTAGTGGTGTGTTGATATGGTGACACTAGGGTAGATATCAAGTGATCTGTCTGCCACCCCTAACTCAATAGGACAGTGCAGCTATAACGCTATCAGACACGCC